TGGGTGTTTGGTTTTCCCAGTACCCACATTCAGGCTTAGGTAAGATGTCTGTTGGTACCAGCTTAGGGAGATTCTTGAGCCATAAGCATGTACGCTTACTCTCAGGGTGCCCGAACTGGTAAGGCTGGATAACCTGGGTACATTTACCTAGCTTTGTCTTAGTTGAGATAACAGAGACAGGATTCTCAATACATATGTGTGGGATTGGTGAGTCCCATAATGCCTCGACAAATTCCAGTGCCTTCTGTTGTCTGCCATCAGCAATCTTAGCTGCGAAGTGTCTAGCCCCGCTGACTGCTATGTGGGTGCAAGGTGGATGAGCAATGAGATGAGTCCATCCCATATCTAACAGGCCAAGCACATCACCTTGAATGTGTGGCCCCGATGTCATACTAGGTAGTATGTCACAGCTAACGGCATCAATGCCTTGCTTAATGAAAGCATCACGCACTGTGCCGCTACTCTCACATGCTACCAGTACCTTCATGGTACTCATAAGGCATCGTGCCATTTAGTACCGAAGGCAGCCATCATGTCCTGATCAGATGGCTCATCGTCATCGTCATCATCATCGTCATCAATGAGATCGACTGATACCCCAGGTTTTTCAAGGATACCCTGACGCATACGCTTAGCCTCTAGTCTTAGAATGGCTTGCCATACATCTTCAGGCATAGGTTTGCCATCAGTCATGGTCGGAGATGTCCCAATATCCTGTTGGGTGTGGTCGGTACTCATAATTAATATCGTGTAGGTGAGTGAGTGTTGCCAACACAGCTGGATCTTTGAGGGCACTGCGGCTAACTAGTACCCTGCCTTGGTCAATAGGGATGAGGTCAGACATTGTGTAGTCTCTTGTGTGTAACCCATGTGATAGCTTGGATGTCACTTGCTTTGTACTTCTCGTTCAACTCTTCATTAATGAATGAGGTAGCATCCCGATAGTCCTGCTTAATCTTAGCCCTGAGCTTGATGCCTATGTTTGGCACCTGCTTCATGGTTAAGCGTACACCAAACCATACACTATAGGCATGGCCGTCAATGCACACATCATTATCTTGTGATGTGATGCAATGGTAGAACTCAACGATCTTGGGACCGTTCAGTATGTCATCAATAGGTTTCGCTGAGTTAAGAATCTTGAGAGCTTTCTCTTTCATCTTATGGTACGTGCAGCATTTGACAGCCAGCACGTCATCGTCATCGCCATGTCTCCATGCCTTGATGATGTTCTCAGCGTCTATGATGTTACGCTCCCAGCGGTTATTAGGGCTGAGAGCAGCGATAACACCAGCACATGTGTCAGCACTCAGGCCATACC